TCTTTAATATCATCAGGATTAACTCGTTTTTCAGTTATACCATCAGTAATAGGAGTCTTACCTTTATTTGCACCACCATTACCTCCACCTAATCCACCTAGACACATATTATAAGTCATTGGATCATCTACAAATTCTTGATCAACTATAAGTGACTCAGCTATATACATTTCTTCACGTGTAGGAGGTGTAGATAGTATAATCTTAGTAAAATTCTTTCGTCCATGTTTCTTGATTGCTCGTTTTAATGCTACACCTGAGCCTAGGTAATTATCATTTGGTTCATCGGTTTTATGTGCGCCTACGTAGATTCTACCGTTTATTTGATTTGTTGTTTGGTATACTGTATAAATAGTCATTGCTGATATAACCCTTTATATTAGAGTCCTTGGTGACTGTCATCACGTGAAGGATATTTTTTTGATTTAAATTGTCTTACATATCTATTTATTAATTTTAATATGTTGTTGACAAATAATATTAGACCAGTATAATGATATTATATGTATATAAGGAACATTAAAATGTTTACCGAAGAAGATATCCTAGAAAATTGGTCAGATGACACTAAAATCGATGAGTCTAATATCGTACTAGAAATAATCAAAACACCATCCTTGCACTCGAAATATTTGAATTATTATTTTAAATCGAAAAGTGAACAGCATAAAATCGAAAAAGACGTTTCTAAAATAATATGGTACAAGCGAAGATACTTTCGTGGCGAGTTTGGGCTTGATGAATTGAAACGTTTCGGTTGGGCACAATGGAACTCTTTGAAACCTACTGCAACGGAGTTGAAATTGCTACTTGATTCTGATAAAGATGTGGCAGAAATAAAATTCAAATTAGCAGAGGCTGAGAAAATGGTAAAATGCGTCGAATACATTATGACACAGATAAAATCGAGAGAGTTTTCATTGAAGGCAATACTAGAGCATCAAAAATTTTTGGCAGGTAATTAAAAAAATGGCAGATATAAAAATATACAAGTTAAATGAAACTTACCTTAAGATCGATTGTGACCAAGGAATCATAATGGAGTTGAGGGATTTTTTCACATTTTTCGTGGACGGATATAAATTTGCGCCTAAGTTTAAGGCTGGTATCTGGGATGGCACGATTTGTTTGCTGCATTCGGGAAATCGTACATTACCTGTTGGATTACATAAAAAATTAAAATCTGCAATAACGGATTTAGGTTATAATTATATCATTGAAGAATCTGAATATGGTAACGTAGCTGACGTAGATGATATTACATTAGAAGATGTTGAAATTTTTGTACAATCTTTAAATTTACACTCTAACAATGAACCTATTGTAGTCAGGGATTATCAAATACAGGCCATATTCAATTGTATAAGGAACCAGCGTCAGATTTCGATCACATCAACTGGTGGTGGTAAATCTTTAATAATATACGTCTTATACAGGTGGTATTTGGAAAATTCTAATATAAATAATAAACCTTTTATGTTGGTTGTGCCAAATTTATCGTTGATACGTCAGATGGCGAAAGATTTTGTCGACTATAGTACAGGTAATGGATTTGATGTTGATGGAAATATACAATTAATCAGTGAAGGTGCAACAAAGGTTATCACAAAGTCGTTGGTATTAGTGACGTGGCAGAGTGTATATAACGAATCCTCTGAATTCTTTAATCAGATGAATGTAATTTTAATTGACGAAGTTCATTTAGCCAAATCCGCATCCATCAAGGGCATATTACAACAGTCAACTGAAGTAAAATATCGTTTTGGTGTCACGGGATCATTGGATAAATCTAAAGTGAATAAATTGGTATTAAATGGTTTATTGGGTACGATTAGTAGGGTTAAATCTACACGAGATTTGATAGATGAGGGACATTTATCTGACATCAGTATTAAATGTATAGTATTAAAATATTCCAAAGAGACTAAGAAATTATTGAAAGGTGTAGATTATCAGAAGGAGGTAGCTTTTTTATGTCAACATCAAGGTAGGAACGATTTCATATCTAAGGTATCAGCATCATTAAGTGGAGTTACTTTGGTATTATATAATTTTGTGAAAGATCATGGTGTTCCATTATATGATAATATTTCATCTAAGGTAGATACAAAAACTATATGTCATTTTGTAAGTGGTTCTCATGTGAGTGCTGATAAGCGTGAGGAGATCCGTTCTGATGTGATTAAATCTACAGGTAATGTTATAGTAGTGGCTAGTTTTGGTACGTTTAGTACTGGCATTAACATCCCTAATATTGATAATATAATATTAGCAGCACCCACTAAGTCGGTCATTCGATTGGTCCAGTGTATTGGAAGGGGTCTGAGAAAATCTGATGGTAAGAGTTTATTAAATGTGATTGATATTGCTGACAATTTAACAGGTAGCAATATCACATTATCGCATTTGACACAGCGGTTAGATATATACAATGACAACGAATTCGAGTACAAAATCATTGAAAAAAACATAGAATGATTTTGACAGATGATATTATTCTGTTATAATGGTTGAATATTAATAAGAGGTATTGACAAGATGAATATTAATAAGAGGTATTGAGAAGATGAATATTATCAGAATGTTGGATGGTTCGATTATAATGGCAGAGCTTACCCAGGAGGAGCATTTTGATGGTATTTCCTATGAAGCTTCTGATCCCTTCGAAATCATAAATTATGAAGTCGAAGGGTTCGACGGGACTATTGTCGAGAAGGTAGGCTCGGAGGCATACATTGAGGGTGCGTATGAGTATTCTGTGAATGATGCTGATTGTAGTATTATTCGCATTTTCATCCATTCTATTGCTGCTATAACTGACCCAGACGATACTGCGTTACGCTTCTATGGTTCTACATTAATGTCCAAACATATAAAATCTGTAGTGAAATTACGATTACACCGTGATGATGCGCTGACAAAATTATATAGTCGTCACGATCAACTTAAGGAAGAGTACGGCCTAATGGAAGAGTTGGATCTTGAGTCAATATATGACGAAATTGTGGATACCACACGAGACTATTCTTTAGCAGGACCTTCATCAGACTTTACGGTACATTAAAAACATGAATAATATCATACACAAATAAGGAGAATTATTTGGAAGCTACTGAAGAGATTGTATTTGACAAGAAAGACTATTATGTATCCAATAAAGCGTTATACCAGAATTACTTGAAATGGTATGCCGCAATTGATGTTGCTAAACTAGCAGGAGAGGAACGTCCAGAGATTCCACCAGAGATCTTGGATGCTATGCTTAGAATATCTAAGCGATTAAAGTACAAATGGAATTTTATCAATTATACTTATCACGATGATATGATAGGAGATGCGTTGTACGATTGTATCCGATTTTCTGACAAATTTGACCCTACGCGAAGTGAAAATCCATTCTCGTACATTACGACTATATGTTGGAACGCATTTCTTAGAAGAATTGACTTAGAAAAGACTCAGACCTATGCTAAGGCAACGTTGGTGGTTGGTAGTACGTTAGTAGAAGACATCATCGTACAATGTAATGAGAGTGCAGGTGAGTATGGTAATCAGTATGTCCAATTCCTTAAAGATACGGGTAATGAGATCAAATCTATACCGATGTCGGTCAAGCGAACTAAAGCGTGGCGTAGAATTAATACGCCTGACGAATTCCTTGAGGTTGCTAAATTAGGTGTGTTTGACACGTTAGATGAGTAAAATAATAATTCTAGGTGATATTCATTTTGGGATCAAACAAGCTAGTCCTATCATGTTAGATCATCAACTTAATCATTTTAAAAATGTATTATTCCCTTACCTCCGTAAACATAATGTCAAAAAAATAATTCAATTAGGCGATCTATGGGACACTAGGAAATTCACTAACCATTATGTACTCAACAAATGTAAAGAGGAATTCTTTGATCATCTCAAAAATGAGAAAATAAGTTTTATTACAATACTAGGTAATCATGATATTTTTTATAAAAACAATCTTGAAGTGAACTCTTCCGAATTGTTTCTTAGTAATTATAAAAATGTTAAAATCATTAAAGAACCTACAGAAATAACCATAGATGGTATTAACCTTTTACTCGTGCCGTGGATATGTAAAGATAATGAATCTGAAATAATTGGTGCGGTCAGTGATTCAAAATCGTTATATTGTTTAGGTCATTTTGAATTCTCAGGTTTCTCCATGCAAAAAGGTATAGAATCACATGGTGACCAATGTACAAAGTTATATGAGAAATTTGATAAAGTAATGTCAGGTCACTATCATACCAGAAGTGAAAAAAGTAACGTGTTGTATACAGGTACACCATATGAACTAACGTGGGCAGATTTTGATGATCAAAAAGGTTTCCATGTGCTAGATTCTAAAACACATAAATTATCATTCGTCAAAAATAAAAATACTTTATCTTTATGGACTCTTTTGCTTGAAACCCATCCTAATAATC